ACCTTGCCCATTAGCCGATTGCGCCCTTGCGAGCTACCCGCCTCAGCGGCTCGCTTCAAGCGAAACCAGCGTACCAACACTGTCAAGTTTAACAGGTTATTGAGCGTGCTCTTGGGCGTTGCGCACAGCCTGTGCATAACCTCTGTGGATAACTTCATGACTTACCCGCCCAACCTTTACCCTTAAATACAATTGCTGGTACACCGTAAATTTGACGCATCATGAACCCGCAGCAATACGGTGTTGTGTGCTCTGCAAGTTTCTCTGTTATTTCATAGCTGATGTTGCACGCTACACATTGATACTCATACGTCGGCATCTGTGTTTCCTATCTGGGCAACACCCATAACCTCGCACTTGGTGCATTGAATAACCTCGACGCCTTGTGGCAGGTTGTCTGTGATCTTATGTACGAGCTGCCTCGTTACCTTTTTGCAAATGCGGCACTCAAATTGCACTTGTTCCATAATTGGATTTCCTCAAATTCTCAATAGGTTGCAGGTTAATTTGTGTGACCCACCAAGTCGGTTGCTTGCTGTGTCGGTATCGTGGCTTCTGTGCCATTGTGACTGGTATCCAGCCTGCTATGTAGTAATTGGGTGCTGTGCCTGTTACTAGCACGGCAATGTCATTGGGTCTGTCGTACTCATAGACGATCAGCTGACCCAGCTCATACTTTGTCCAGCGCACCTCGATAGCTGCGCCAACATCAGCCTTGACTTTGCCTTTGTCCTCAAATGGGTCAAATGGCAAACCAAAGTATTTTGCTACTGCCCACTCACTACCAATTGACTCTGCTAATTCTGCTAAATAGGTCATAAATGATGTTTCGTTGTAATGACCTTTTGAGTCTAACAAGTCGCCTTTGTCGCTGGTGATCTTGACAGCTGCAACCATGCACACACACATTTCATTTGCTGTGAGCTTGATTTTCAACGGCAACCACCGCAAAACCAAATGACCTTCTCGCGTCCGTCATAGCCTTTTTGGTAGCCAAATGAGTCAAGCTTTGTGATCTGTGAGCATTTGTCACATTGCTCTACTTTGTACTCAGCAACCACTTCGCCATTACAAAGCAGCTTGCACATCATTGTTTTGACGTCGATCATCTCCATGTAGTCACTCATGGCAACCTCACAACCCACTGACCTGTACTGCCTAGCTGATACCAAAGAGGGTCACACTGGGTTGCCTTTGTTTTCTCGGTGCAGAAATACCCGCCCCAAGCTTTACCAGTTTTGGCTGACTCGCCTGTTTTCCAGACGCGTGTGCCATGCTCGCAACGTGGCTTTTCCTCGACCAGTTGACCGCCCAATTGGTTTGCGATTTCGTCAATTGATGAACCCAGTGACGGTATGCCTGATTGCTCGGCTTCTGCTGCTGTGGCGTAACTAGGCACGTCGCCGTGCTTTGTTGTCCAATAGTCATAATCAGCCTTGACATCAGCTGTGGCAACCTTTGTTGATAGCTTCTCGACCTGTTCCATTGTTTCGCGAGTTGCCTTTTCTGTCCCGCCCATAACCAATGCCATGACGCGCATCAAAGCTGAGGTCGTAGTGTCCTCGACAAACCAGCGTTTCATGTTTGGGTTGTAAGCTGCAATAAAGCCGTATGCGTAATCAATGCCTGCTGGCTCGATCTCTGTCTGATTGCGCCAAGCTTTAGCCTGTACGAGTATGTAGCCTTTCTCAGCATTGAACTCGACAATGTGTGCCTGCAAACGACCTTCTGGGTAGGTTAAATTCCAGCGGTCTGTGCGTTCTTTGTTGCCTTCATAGTTATCTAGAAATGCCATTAGTCAGCCACCTTGTTTGACATGTGACGACTGATCGCCTTACGACGTGCCATGCCTTCGCGCTTGCCTTCCTTAAAGCCTTTGGCATAACCAGCTGCACCGCCAAGCACCATAAGAAAAATTACGCCAACCAAACGACCCAAAGTCTCTGGGTCTAATAGATCAAGTACCATTTTGAAATCTCCCGATTCTTGGTGATAGGACTACCACCTGAACTCAGGGTGACGCATGATTGGCGCGCGGTCAAGAACCTTGCGTGTTTGTCGGCGTGTCACCTGACTTTTGCTTGGATTTGAGTCCATTGCCAGCCAGGACACCGCCTAGCGAACCTGTTAAAAAGATCGCAAGTGTTTTGAGTAAATCTATAAATGCAGCGTCGTTGGGTGCTTGTGCCCCGATCGGCTGCGTGACAAAAATCAGCGCGTAGGTAATGCCAACGGTTACGATCAAAAACACCGCAGCTAGTGTTGAACCAATAATCAAAATGAGCTGTGCGTGTACGTCCTCGGGTGTCCTACGGCGTGTCGGTTTGTCGTGTTGGGAATCCAAGTATGTCGTCAGTACACGTTCCAGTGGGGAGGCATTGCGGTTTCTGGCACTCTGGCTTCGACCAATTTTCGTATTCTTGGCACTCATAACGTACCCAGCCTTGATACCCACAAGCGGTCAGGATTAGTGCAAGTGCCCAAACCAACCCTGCCGCTGTGAGTTTCTGGCTACTTCCCCAAGTTGCCAAAACTTTTGTCGTTTGGATTAAGCCAACGCAAGATCACTGGCGCAACAGCTGCCGCGCCCGCCATTGCTAGTGTCTTTGGGTCTGTAACACCTGCCATGTATAGGGCAAGTGCTGCTGCCATAAATGAGCGTGCCCATGAGGCTGCTACGGCTTTTGCTTGTTCCATTTTTTGCTCTCCTTTTTGACTGCGGCTGCTTTTGCAGCTGGTGCATCTACCTTTGGAAATTCGCCTTTGTATGGCACAAATTTAGGTATGCCAAAACCGACGATCTCTTTGCCTTCTCCGTACGCTCTGACCTTGACCATGACCATGCCACCATTGCGTTGATCGCCTGTCCCAGACGTATTGCCTTCAATGGTCAAACATGTCTTTGTGTCAATCAGTCCGACAACAATTCCAATGTGTGAAATGCGATCTACGCCGTCATGTGGAAAGTCCATAAATGCCAAATAACCCAGCTGAGGCATAGTTGACCAGCGTTGCATTTCCTTAAATTTATGTGCCCCAACAGCTGTGCCAACAACACTGTGAATTTTTACGCCAGCCTCATTTGCACACCAATTGACGAAACTGCCACACCACGGCAAACCGTCTGCCTTTGTAAATTTGCCGTACTTTGTGAGGTTGTCGCCTTCCTCAATTGTTCCAACCTCAGCAGCTGCAACCTCGATCAGTCGGGCATTTGTGCCCTGCGGATAGTTACTCATCAGCCGTCACAATTGGTGTGGATTGTTCCGCTTGTCGGCGATCGTATTCTGCCTTTGTCATTGAGGTAAATTGTTCGTTGCCGTGGTCGATAATGGCGTGCTCTACTTCATTGACTGTAATAAAAGTTACATTTTCCATTTTACAACTCCGCACTTAATCCGAGATAGCCTGCTGAACTTGTTGTCAATAATTCATAAAATTGTTTTGCCGTTAAACCACTAGCAACAACACAGTTAATGTTTGGATTTTGGCTATCTGCTGCATTGATTGTTGCTGTTGTAACAGCAAAAGTTGCTGAACCATCATAAAGTTGCAAGCCTGAAAAATCAATAGCAGAAACATTGGTCCTTAGATTTACAGGTAAATAAAATGTTATCGAAGCCGTTGTGCTATTTGCTCCTGGACCTACTGCAAGGCGTTGCGCTGCGCTTCCTGTCGTTTTGCCCAATCTGTTGTAGTACCTTTGACAAGCGGCTAATTCTCCTTGGATTGTTCCGCCTGAACGATTGAAACTTGGTGCTATTGAACCAATCGAAACCATAACTCCAGTAATTTCGCAATGATCAGCAGCCCCAGCCGTTCCAGTTGCTCCACGACTAAAGTACGGTGAAAATTCTGTCGCGGTTGCAGCGATAGTTCCTGTTACCTGAAAGCGTTGCCAAGTTGTCGTCAGTGTGACTGTCGTGTTGATTGGTGTAGCTGAACCTGTGTATCCGTCTTTTACGTTCTGGTCTGTTCCTGTGCCTGTGTATAGGAAAACATCTAAAATATTTGACGTTGCTGAATAATTTGCTCCAGCCCTAGCCCAAAATGAAAGCGTAACAGTTTGACCAGCAAAAGGAATTGCGTTTGCAGTCTCAACGCTTTGTTGAAGATACATAATTCCAGTAGCAGTATCTCCAGCAGTTCGCGCCATACGTAGGCAATATTGGATATTCGGTAAATTGGTCGTGTCACCAGTTGCTTGTCTTGAGTAAGTGCAAGATGTAGCGCGGTAGCCCATCCATCTATCCGCAACAAAAGTCCAAGCGTTGTTTACGGTTGTACTGGTTCCACGCTGGAAAATGTCGTAAGCACCGTTGATAACTGGGTTAGTTCTTGGTGTTGCCTGATAGCGCAAGCCTGTTGAAGTGGAACTATCTGCTACAAGTGTCTCGCCGTTGTTGCCTACTGCTAGGCGCGCTGGTGTGTCATTTGCACTAGCTGCGATTAGATCGCCTTTAGCGTCCACAATTGCGTTTTGGATTGCGTTGGCGTCGTCGCTCGTTACCCAAGTAAAATCCATGTTTGTGTTGCTTGCCTTAGATAGCACTTGACCTGTTGTGCCGCCTTTAAGGTCAGCCAATGAAGTGTCAACAGCTTGACCAAATACCTCAAAATCGGCTGGCAGGTCTGTTACTAAATCCGTCGAGGTTGGCATTTGCCAGCCAAAATTGCTTGTCGGGTTTGTCATTGTGTCTCCTTATCAGACCACTATTGTCGCACGCGCCCAGTCGAGTGTTGGCGACACGCCCGACCAAGTAAATGCAGCTGAGATTTCGTCCCATTGCAAAGCCTGCAATGAGTAAGCCACTGGTGAAATGTTAAGAGTGATCGAGAGTTGGTTGTACGACGCCTGAAATGACCAGCCCTCAACAAAGCCCTGAAAGATACCGCCCATGTTTGCTGGTAGGTCATTGATTGCCAATGCCTCACCCATAAACACGCCAATGAGGTTGTCACGGTCGCTGTCGTCTAGCTCTGGGTTTGTCAGGTCAAACGTGATCTCACTAAAGATTGCCTGCGGTGTTTTGCGCAATGCAAGGTAGAAATTGGCTTGCTGGGTTGCATCAGCTGAGTCGTGCAAGGTTGTTGAAATAATCTGGGACAGCGTGCCGTATTCTAAAATTGAATCTGCGTCGCTTGCGCTTTGCTCTGCGCTGCTGGTTGCGCCGTATTTAATTGTGACATTGTTTCGCACGTCGCCTGCTCTGGTTTCAACGCGCAAACCAGCTGCACGTGCTTGATTGGCTGTAAGTTGCACATAGCCGTTGTTTGATAAGTATTGGCTACGGTGTGTCGCATCAGCGTATGAAATACGACCAAACGCGTCCTCGTAAATGTAGCCAAGCCCTGACGTTGCCAATGCTGAAACAAGGCTGTAAACATCTGTTCGGTTACTGTGGCGCAACGCTAATTCATAATCGCCTGGGCGATCGATCTCGCCTAAGCCAACGTTTTCTGCTGTTGCCCATGTTGTTGTTGGGTCATAATCTGCCCATGTTTCGGCTGCTGGCACTTCTGCCCAGGTGCTAAGCAATAAGTCAGACAAAATCGTGTAAATTTGATCGCCGTCAAAATCCTTAGATAGCACACCGTTTGTCAGTGCCTTTGGCAAACGAGACAACGCGCCAAGTGCTGTGATGCTGTAAGTCTGAGTAAACATTGTGCTACCCACGTCGCGCACCTCAAGTCCAATGTCGACAACTGTGCCACCAAAGATTGGCACGTATGTAGCTGATGTGTCTTGCACCTGGACTGAAATGCTGCTATTGATGCTGACAGGTATTGTGGCTTGGTTGACATCTAACAGCTGCAAATTGACATAGCCTGCCTGTGCCTGTTCGTAAATGTTTGTGCGACCTGAGCTGATTGTCAGGTTTGCCAATACTGCGTCTGTGTAAGCAACGCCGTCGATCTCTACCAGCCAAACTGGCGACCACTGTGTCATCAGGCTGTCACAAAGGCTGACGCGCCGCCTGTGCCGCGATAGAACGAATTGTTGAGAGTCTCTACGATTGTACGTGCTGTGCCTTCTTTGTCGATTGCGCCGTTGACGCTCAGATTTATTGTTGTGCCAGCTGATGCGGTTCCCGTTGATCGTGTTGCACCAGCATTTGATGCAGCTACTTTTGACGCAGCCACACTGGTTGAGGCAGCAACCTTTGCAGCACTTGCCACGCCGCCACTTGCCGCAGCTGTCAAACCGCTTGATGTGCTAAAACTTTGTCCACCAGGCATTGTTCCACTAAAACCTGCCGACCCTGATGAGC